ACATGACCATTCGTACCGACACCAAGTCGAGCCACTGCCGACGAATCACGAGTCAGCAGATCACCCTTGGTGGTCAGCGTTCCCGAATCTGCTGAACCCTGCGGACCCTGCGCACCCTGCGCACCCTGCGGACCAGTAGCACCCTGCGCACCCTGCGGACCCTGCGGCCCCGTGTCACCCTGAGGACCCTGCGGCCCGGTCGAACCCGTCGCACCCTGCGCACCCTGCGGACCAGCCTCACCCTGCGCACCCTGCGGCCCTTGCGCACCAGTATCACCCTGCGGCCCTTGCGGCCCTGTAGAACCCGTCGCACCCTGAGCACCCTGCGGCCCAGCCTCACCCTGCGCACCCTGCGGACCCTGCGCACCAACATCACCCTGCGCACCCTGCGGACCCTGAGCACCCTGAGCTCCCTGCGCACCCTGCGCACCCGTCGCACCCTGCGGACCCTGCGGCCCTTGCGGGCCAGTCTGCGCAACAGCGAATAGCACCTCATGGTTGTTTGCGAACCCTGTCGTGCCGGTGCCACCAGAGTCGAGCAACGTCACAGGAATCTCCACGTAGCCGGTCTGCATCGTCGGCGTGCCGTTCACCTCCCACTTCTGGTAGTTGTTCGACTCGGCCGCATCCTGAATGAAGAACACGTCGTTGTCTGCGATCAACGCCAAGAAGATGTCGATGTCGAAACCGTCCTTGTCGATGTGCGACACGTTGATCTGCGTCGCCGACGTCTGCGTCGCGTTGTTGTAAAGCAGATACGTGCTGCCAGGGTCACCGCTCGTCGAAGTCGTCTTGACCTTGTAGTTGTAGAACGACGTCGACTGACCGGCAGCACCCTGCGCACCCTGCGCACCCTGAGCTCCCTGCGAACCAGTCGCACCCTGCGGCCCTTGCGGACCTACGTCACCTTGCGCACCCTGCGGACCGACATCACCCTGCGGACCCTGCGGCCCTTGCGCCCCGGTCGAACCCTGCGCACCTTGCGCACCCGTAGCACCCTGCGCACCCTGCGGACCTTGCGCACCGACATCACCCTGCGCACCTTGCGGACCTTGCGCACCCGTCAAACCCTGAGCGCCCTGCGCCCCGGTAGACCCCGTCGCACCCTGTGGACCTTGAGCACCCGTGTCACCCTGCGGACCTTGCGGACCGACAGGACCCGTCGCACCCTGCGCACCCGTCGCACCCTGAGCGCCCTGGGCACCCGTTGAACCTTGCGGACCCGTCGCACCTTGCGGACCTTGCGAACCCGTCGCACCTTGCGCACCTTGCGCACCTTGCGGGCCGATGGAACCAGCCGACGCAACCACCGTCACCGACTGCGCCTGCTCCTGAACCGTGACGTTGACGTCGTCTTCTTCGACGACGACCGTGTTGTTCGATTCGACGACCGTGACCGTCGCAGTGGTGTCCTGCGCCATTAGCGCGTCACCTCACCTCGCAACTCGAACGTGCCTTGCACGAGGCGAGTCACGACCGAACCAGTTACCAACTCCAAATCGTAGACGTAGGTGTCGGCCTCGACGGCGGCCATCGCCGTCGCCGCCACCGTCAAGTTGATCGTCCCAGCGGTACCGCCGAGCACGATCCGATTGTTCTCCGTCGTCAACTCCAACACCGCCGCACCCGTCGCATCGACAGCGGAACGCAACTGCATCCGTGCGGTGTACCCGGTCAGGTTCACCGCCGACCCGGCAGTGTCCTTCCACGTCAACTGTCGGGTGAACGTCGCACCCTGGTCGGCGACGATGTTGTAGATGCCTGCCGGTGCGGTCATTATTCGGCCTCGTAGACGGTCGCAGGTGCGATCGGGTTGATTGCGGCAACGGGTTGCAGGGCTGCGGTCGGCACACCAGTGTGCTCAATCTCGGGCATGTCGAGAGCTGCGAGCACCGCAGCAGGTTGGAACCCCGACGCGATGAGACGCTGCGCGATGGCCGACTTGCGGTCCAAGTCGGCGAGGTTGGCTGCGGTGATGTCGATGTTGGTGAGCGGCACACGGTAGGCGTCGCCACCTTGGATTGGTGTCATGTCCTCGAAGCGGCGGATGTCGTTGACCGACAGGTAGCCGTTGGCGAGACCGGACTGGTACGAGGCGTTNNCGTGCGGCGATGTCGCCGCGCAGCAGACCTGCGGTGGTGAAACGGATGAACGCACGACCCGCCAGCAGGATGCTGTATTCGGACTCGAGCTTCGACAAGAACGGTACGAGCGAATGTTGCAGGAACGCCAACTGGTTCGACTCGACCGACGCATACGACATCGCACCTGGCGTCGTCACACCGATCATCGACGGAGGCACACGGAAGATGCGCGCAATCTCCTCGACCGCAAAATGACGCGACTCGATGAACTGCGATTCGTTCGGGTCGACACCCGTCTTCTGGAACGTCGCCCCACCGAACAAGATGCCAGGGCGATGCGAACGACGCAAACCCTTGTGCCCGTCCTCGAACGCATCGACCAGGTTCTTTGCCTGTTCGCGTGAGAGGTTGCCGGGGAACTGAATGATGCCCGACGTCGACGAACCCTGCCCGAAGAACCGTGCAGCGAACTCCTCCAACGCACGAGACAGACCGAGGTTCTCTTTGACGAGGTCGATGCGCGACTTGCCACGCAACTCGCCCGGCAGCACCAAGTCCTTGATGTGGATCATGTCCACGTCCTCGATGCGGTCCTTGGCGTTGTGCACGTAGAACAGGCGGCCAGCCGAATCGCGGCGCACCTCAACGTGCTGCGGATTCAACACCGACAACGCGAGCACTTCACCCTCTTCGTCACGGATGATGCGCGTGAAGCTGTTGCCGTTCAACAGCAGCGAAACGACGACCTGCTGAAAATGGTCGTCCTTCGTGACGCCGATGTCCGGCGCATCAAGCCACGCCGGGCGCGGCCGATACTGCAAACGCACACCTTCTTGACGGATGTACGAATCAACCGGCAGCGATGCAATCGTGTCGGCAATCAGACGCACGCAGGCGTACACCGTGCCGATCTTCAGCGAATCTTCCTGCGTGACATAGACGCCCGAGTTGGTGGTGAACGTGTAACCGTCGCCGAGCGCGAACAGCGACTGGAACGAGATGGCCCGCTCCTCCTGCTGACTACGGTCGGGAAGCAGACGGTCGATGATCATTTCTTGCTACTCACCTTCTCGGCCTTGGCCAACGCGAACGCGGAAGCGAGACAGGCAACCCCGAACACCATCGCACCCAACGCAGGCGCAACCAAGAACCCTGCCACCACGAGCGCAACGATTCCGACAAGTTCAAGTACGAACACGACCATCCTGACCTCCTAGGATAGACCAACAATCGTAGTCACACTACGAAGAACCCGGGCTCGGGCTGCTCGACCGGCGTCGTCGTCGCCCGGTCGGTAGCCATCGCCAACGCAATCACCGCGTCAATCTTGCGTTTCGACTTGCCTTTGCTCAACGTCCACCCGTTGTCCTTGACACGTTGCGCAGCCGACAACACCTGGTCGGTGAACAGCGGATTCCCATCATGGGCGAGCTTCTGATTCACGATCAGGTCGTAGAGGTTGCCGCAGGCTGGAATCATTCGTTGCGGTGATTGCGGAAACTCGACAAGCGGGAATCCATCCTCAGCCAGAGCTTCGGCAGTGCGCATGAAGTAGGCGGGGTCGAAAGCGATTTCTTGGATGTCGTACTGCTGCGCCACCTCCCGCAGATACGACTCGACCGCAGCCACATCAAGCACGCCACCTTCAGGCAACCAAATCTTCGCCCTGGCAACGATGCGCCCTTCGACGTGCTGAACCAGAACAACGGCGGTGGTATCACGCTTCAAGGCCATGTCCACGCCAATCCACGTCGGCGCACCGGGCACCAACTGCAAATCCGAACGACACAACTCAAACGCTCCTTGCGGTAGCCAAGAATCGTCAGCAGTGCGCACCCACTGATTGAACCTGTAACGCCGCACCGATATTTCACTCGTTTGCCGAACGGCAAGTTCCATGTCTTCCCAATCCAACAAACCCTCAGCCAGATTGGGATTCGCTTGCAGCCACGCTTCACGGTCATTCATATCGCAACCCTCTGGTGCTTCGAACCACCAGAACCCGAACGAATCATCCTCGATCTCACCGCGACACACTTTCTGCCCGTAGGCGTACAGCGTTCCGCAGATGCTCGACAGGTCGTAGCCAGCGGTCGTGATTGCAACAATCTGCGGATCACGTCGCGCACCAGAACCCAACGTCAACGCATCCCACAGTTCCGAGTTCGGCTGCACGTGCAACTCGTCAAAGATGACCGTCGACGGATTCAAGCCTTGCTGAAGTTTCGCGTCGCTCGACAGCACCCGATACACACTGTGCGTCGACGGCACCTCAATCGCATCCCGATACACCTTGCAAATCCCGCTCAACGCAGCCGACTGCTGCACCTGCCACTTCNNACTTCGCCTCATCGAACACCACCCGCGCCTGACGACGATCACCAGCAGCCGAATACACCTCAGCACCGTGCTCACCCTCAATCAACCCATACAGCGCAATCAGTGAACCCAACAACGACTTGCCGTTCTTACGGCCAAGACCAATCAGGCTGCGACGGTACCTCAGCAGACCGTCGTTGCGCCGCTCATACAGATTCTCAATCAACTTCTTCTGCCAAGGCACCAACTTGAACGGCTCACCAGCACGCATCCCTTTGGAGACATGCATGAAGGTCTCCGCGAAATCGGCGACCTTGTGCCCGTCAGTCTGCGGATACCTCCACGGAGTCGACCACCTTGGTGTTGCGGCGACGGAACTGATCGAGCTCATTGGCAACCCTTATCTCGGCGAGACCGAGCCTCGCCCGGTCAGACGGTGTGAACCCCAACAACGATAGCCAAGCAGTCACCTGCGCATTGAGTTCCGTCTTCTGCTTGATCAACGGATGCGTCACCAACTGCCCGTTCGCCGTCTCATAAAACCAGCGCGTCACATCCGTACCGAGCCACGCCTCAATCCGAGCCAACTGCTCGAACGCAAGACACAACCGCTCGATCAGCGCCGAGTCGTGCGCCTCACTCAGATGACGCCGACCCGCGTTCCAGAACATCGACCAGTAAGCCGAGCCGTAGTCGGATAATGTGTCCGGTGCCTTGGGCAGATCGCTCAGGCCGACCGTCGCCAGGGCGAACTCAGGCACCGGCACGGCAGGCAGATGCCCACGAAGCTCTGCACCACGTCGACGTTTCTTCTCGACAGGCTCGCGGCGCTTGCCGCGGCCAACCCCGGTGCGTTGCGTGGCCACGCATCAAGGGTAGGCGGTACCCGTCCACCACCGACGCGCCCGTTGCAC